CAGTCTCGGCATACCCACCATCGGCGTAGGAAGAAATCTTCGCGACAAGGGACTTTCCGACGAGGAGATCAGCTTCCTTCTCAGAAACGACATCAAAGAGTGTGTCGACAAACTTTCGAGCCTGCCGGTATTCGAGAAACTCTCGGATAACCGTAAAATTGTCCTCACCGATATGTGCTTTAATCTGGGCTATAGTGGACTTTGCCAGTTCAAGAATATGCTCAGAGCCCTTGACGAGGACAGGTTCGCCGACGCTGCTGACGCTATGCTTGCCTCTAAATGGGCTAAGCAGGTCGGAAATCGCGCGCTTAAACTTCATGAAATGATGCTGGTAGGTTAACATGGCTTTTCTAGATTTCCTTGGGCCTATTTCGACCCTGATTGATAAGGTTCTGCCAGACGCTAATGCGCGAATTGCAGCCAAAGAAAAACTCGCCGAGCTTGCACAGCAGGGCGAGTTAGAAGAGTTTAAGGGCGAACTACAGCTAGCTCTGGGCCAACAGGCTATCAATCTGGAGGAGTCCAAGAGCGCGTCTCTTTTTAAGTCAGGCTGGAGGCCCGCTATCGGCTGGGTCGGGGCCACCGCTCTTTTTACGTATTACGTTCCATACACTCTTGTTGCTACTTGGATATGGGCGGCCCAGGTATACCAGACACATCAGCTTGTGAGCCGGCCAGATCTTGGTATTACGGATCTTCTTGGCCTTCTGGGCACCCTCTTGGGTTTCGGTGTGCTTCGTAGTCATGATAAAAAGGCTGGTACGGCGTGAGACTCGTAGTAGTTAAGTGGAAGGATATTACCTCCGAGACTGCCTGGATCAGGACCGACGATATCAAGCCCGTTATGAGCCTGATAACGTCGGTCGGATTCGTTGTCAAAGAGACTGATGAATTCCTAGTTCTTGCTTCGGATCAGGCCGAGGACCAGCACTGGAACGGCATGAACTACATCCCCAAGATGCTGATTACTCAGCAGCAGGAGCTGAAGCCTGAGTCTTGGCTTCCTTTTGGGCCTTCGCGGAGCGCCAAAAGAAAAGGAAGTTCAGAGAGAAAATCTCGGAAACCTCGTCCACCAGAGTCGGCTCCGATCCAAAACGATTCACCGCCCAGTCCGGAGTGACGTAGTCGAACGTGAAGCCATCCTTCTCGTAGGTAGCAACATAACGACCCACATCACCGTTGAACGCGACCTTTACACTAAAGTCCATATCAATACCTCTTTTGTAGTAGTTGCTTAGCTCTATCAGCTACGGGCTTTACGGCTTCCTTATCCAAGAATCCTAAAGCCCACTCGATTGCTTTCTCTTTCCCGTTTCTGTTGTAGATAGAAACGAATGTCCCGGCCCACCTGTTAATAAACTTAGGTTTATTATTAAGTGAGATAATCAAAGCAGGTGCTGGTTGTTCCAATCCCACCGCCCATACTTCCCTATAATCATCGGTATAAACTTCGGGACTCCCCGGAGGATCAAACCAGCTCCTAACACGGGCTGGTTTTTTTGTTTCCGGGTATAGTGAAAGGCGTAAGCGTTTACGTCAATCAAACACCCGACGTTCATACCAAAGATAGTCTCCTGCCGGTTTGCAATGAAATGCACACCGGGAGTACTGTGGTGATGACCAATGACGCAGCTAGTCATGGCTGCTAGCGCCAGAGTCCGGTGGGGCACTTGCCCGCCCACTTCGTCTCCGTGGGAAAACCGAATACCGTCAATCCACCACTCATCTCGCCATTCCCAGCCGTCTGGTGCCTGTAGAAACTCACGGATCGACTTAAGATACCCCCGCGGGATGCCCGCAGAGAAAGCTTTCTTGAACACTCGATCTGTGTGGTTACTAGTACAACACTTAGCGTCAGGGTGGAGAGCATAGTACTTTTTCAGCCTCTCGATGCTTGCCGTAAGTTCCTCGCCTGCCGTGATGCCATCCGGGTCATGGTCATAACGGGAAAGCGCGTGTTGGTCAACTTCGTCTCCAACATAGACAACCTCGTCGGGCTCATGTTCTTCCGTAAGCCACTCAATAAAGTCGTAGGCATCGGGATGCTCGAAGGGGATCTGGAGGTCGCTAACCGCCAAGATGTGCTTATCGTTTGTTTTCAGTCTCACCAAGAATCTCCAAACAATTTAAGAGACGGTCAGGAGTATCCGAAACAAACCACGGCGCATCTTCTGAGAACTGCTCATACTCCAGGAGAGCGTTCTTTAGAGTCTCAACTAGTACCGCTTTCTCGTAGCCGCTTAAGGCGATCTTTTTCTCTGCCATTTTCCAAATACTCCGCTGCTAGACGCAGCCACGAAGGATTATCCTCCATCTTGCCTAGTACCATATTACATTTAGTACAGAGCCAACCTCTGAAGCTTCCTGTTTTATGATCGTGGTCAAGATTTATAGACCTACCTGTAATTGTTTCAGGTCTTCCACAAATTTCACAAACTTCGGGAGCCGGTCTAGTTGGCATTTCTGGAGCAGGCAGTCCCTGCTTAGCCATTCTCCACTTTAACGTCGCCCACTTTGTCTTTTCTGGAAATTTCTTTCTGTACTCTTTTGCGTACAGGCGCTTACTTGCTTCGCAGGAGTCGGGCTTTTTCACGCTGGATATACCAAGCTGCCTTGTCTAGATCCGTTTCAAAATCAGGAGTCTTTAGTCCCGCCCGCCACAGATACTTTACCGCGTTTCCCACATTGAACGGTAGGTGTTCTACGACGTCGATGCACTCTATCCCCGCTGGGTGGCTCGTGTAGTGCTTCGGGTGGTTCACTTCTACCGACGCGACTAGCTGCTTCTTCGACCCATTCTTGCGGGATTTCTTTACCGACCGCATACGTTATTCCTCGCTCATTACACCAGTCCGAATATCTACGGGCATGCTTTTTAGTGACCCAATTGTCGGCTGCAAAGAGGAATCTGACGTCGACGTCTGGTCGTGAAGCGATAAAGTCTTCATGCTTCGCTCTAGCTGTTCCGTCAAATTTACCTTTAGTTTCGACATAGACTCCTCCACCGAGGCCAAAATCTGGTGTATAGCGAGCGAGTTTAACTGCTTCCCGCGAACCACAATCTCGGCACTTACCCCCGCGAATTCGTCTGTGAAACTGAAATGTTCTGGGCTCGTACCGAACTTCAATTTCACGCCCCACGGCATCGTGATAGACGGTCTGTTCGTACTTACTAGCGAATCCCTCCGGACCATTATGCCTCCCTATCGTACCCTTTCCACTTCGCCTAGGCCTTCGCACGTAGGACACTCCTTTAAACCATTCTGACCCCAGCCGTCACAGGACGGACAGGGCTCAATCTCAATTCGGCGGGGCCCAGACTTCTTCCGGTCGGCGTCTGATGTAAACAAGTCGAGCTGTTTCGATAGCCCGTTTGGTTCCTTCTTCTTCACCATACTTCTCTTTATAGATCTTTAGAGCCACTTTCCAGGCTTCGGCGTCTGATCGGCAATCAGCCAGCGCTCGGCCCGCCTTGATAGGACCCATAGCTTCGCATCCGGGTACGTTGTCAGTTGGATCGCCGGCAATGACCTGCGTCCAGAAGTTAAGAGACCCCGTTTTCTTAGATACCACTGTTTCCGATTTGTCAACCCAGTTGTAGTGCCGTCCCGGCACTTGTAAAAGATCTTTATCAAGCGAGACACAGACTCCCTGCGGATCTTGCGTAAGGGCAATCCCGAGAGAATCATCTGCTTCTTGGCCGGTAGCATAGGTAGCTCCGTAAGTCTCAATCAGGTGCGAGTACAGTTCCCGATAATAAGTTGGTCGTGGTGCTGCATCTCGGTTACCTTTGTATTTAGCATAAGTGGCGATAGCATCGCGAAAATTGCCAACACTAGGAGTGAGAAAAAGTACGCCCGACTTAGTGCCAAACCTATCGTAAAGATTAGACAGAACAGAATCCACAAGAGCGATAGCGTGTCCAAGTGGCTCTACCTCTTTTCGTGACCAGATCTTGGCTCCGATGACATTCTTGCTCTCGGCGTGAGCCCTAGCCTCTTTAGCATTATCAAACGGAGCAAAGGTTGAGCTACCATACTCAGCCTGCTCCTGGACAAGGTACTTCGTTTTCTCAACCGCGAATCCACACCGATATGCAATGCCGTCTCCGTCGATGTAGAGAGTAATCATTAGTGCGGGATATCGACACTAGAGAGTTCGGTAAGCATTTCTTCCTGATCCTTGAGCTTGGTACTATTACGATACCACTCCTCAAACTCTGCGCGAACGTTCAGAGCGTTGGCGTAGTTAGGCTGGAAGTTTTCGATTACGTCAGTGACCTTGTTATAGATCGCGTACGAGGGGAGCCCCGCTTCGGGGTGATAAGCACTCCAGACAGCGTAAATCTCGCCATCTACGATGCTCTTGATAAGGACGTCTTTAGTTGGAGTTGTGTCCATATTCTTCTTATTAGTTATAGGTGCCGGTTACGTTATCCGGCGTCGGAGAACCGACCGTACCCGCTTCGTAAGTCTTAGCAGCCCTTAAGCGTCTTGCTGGTGGCCTGCAGATTACCCGTCACGTTCTTGGTCTTGGTCATCGGACCAGTACTGAGGGCACCAGCCTTAGCAGCCGCTGCCGGCCTGAAGTTCTGGCCCTTAACGGCCTTGCCAGTCTTCTTGGTGTTAGCCGTCGGGCTATTCTTAGTCATCGCCATAAATTACTCCCAATCCTCATCAGCATCAGCCTCTGACGTCTTTTCATCAGAGGTTGCGGGAACATCCCGCTCGTTAACCTGCTTCTCGAACTTATCGACCCACTCAAAGATCAGGGCCGCAATTACGTCGTGCCGCTTCGCTACAGCATCAGGCAGCTTGATTGCTCCATTCCGAAGCATGAGATCTGCAACCTCAATCGCAGAGTTCCGGCTAGCCTGTAGCTGGATACGCTTCTGCGTATCAACGTCTCGCAGAGCCTTATCTTCCCAGTACTTTTCCTTCTCCGCCGCGCCCGGAGCCGGCCCGCGCCGTGCGAAACCACCGAATCCCTTCTTAGCTTCAACAATCTCAGGGCCTGACTGAGTGATCTTAACGGAACCCGGAGTGACGTTATTCCAGCTACCGCTTGCTTCGTACGCAAACTCAATCTTATCCCCCTTCTTGATATTGGGGTTATCAAGACCGCAGGAATACCAATTATCGTCGTTCTTGACCTTGAACGAGTAGCGGGTCTTGCCGTTCTTGTCCGGCTTAGCCAGCGCAACATCTACATAACCATTAACCATATTTTTCTTCTTGTCCTTCTGCCCAGTGAATTCCTACTTTAAGACCGACGCCAAGTGGAGTAGTAAACTCGTAATTGTATAGGCGCCTGAGAATGTCAGTAACACCATCAGTGAAAGCCCACCGATAAAGAAGCTTGACTTCCTCGACCTCATCTTCCGGGACCTCCGCCACGACAGAATCGTGGATCGTGTTAACGATATAAGCCCTCTTGTCAGCTAACTTATACCAAATTAGAGCTAGTGTCAAGGGGATAATATCGGCTGTTGCAAACATTTGGATCGGATAGTTAAAGATGCTCGCTGTATTAACTACGTATCCAGACTTCGTAACCTCTGTATCTCTCCAATAGAACCGGAGACCCGTTGCAGTAACCAGAGCTTTAGATCGTAGTACCTCGTAGACCCATCGCTGCTGAGTAGCATAGATTCCGGCATATCGCTCCCGGAAAGCAGCGTAATATTCACGCTCCCGCGCAGTCCCTGATTGACCTCCATAGAGAGGCTTGAAAGTATGCGCTTTGGCGTCTTGTCGTGAGACACCCAGAATAGAGGCTGAGAATTGGTGAACGTCCACCCCTTTAAGAATATCTTCTTTAGCGGTAGCGTCATTTCCGAGGTCAGCAGCCACTCGAAATTCAAGCTGGGGTGCATCTCCTTCGCAGATGTACCAGCCTTCTTCCCTAGCTCGAAATAGACCCTTGAAAGCACGGGGGAAATTGTGGAACTGGAATCCCCACTTTCCTCCCGACGACGCAAGCCTATGCGTGCCAGTAACGCCTTGATTGATCGAAGCAAAAACCCTCCCGCCGTCTTCGGCACAGCACGCCATCATGTTTTCCAGGATCTGGACCTTCTTCTTCATGGGGGCCAGGGTTGCCAGAGCTTTCTTGAAATCTTTCTGCTTCTGGTTCTTGGCATCAAGTAGAGCGACGGTTTTTATATCCGTCTTCTTCTTATTAGACCCGGAACGTACCGGGTTACCCCTACGATCAGTTACTTCCTCAAACTTGAGGGTATCGTACAAGAATTCTGCCATTTGCTTGGGGGATCTGAAATTGATCCCCCCGGTAATGGCGTCCAGTTCCTTACTAGCTACAGCAAACTCGTCGTCTACGACTTCATGTGTAAGCTCCACCCTAGCGGGATCAAGGGTCATCCCCCTGCTTTCGATGTCAGCAAGAGCAGGGGTAACCAGATTACGACAATATGTAACCCTCTGGAGGTCCAAATCAAAGATCTTTCGACGTTGAACCTTGAAGATTTCATGGGTTAACCCTACGTCTTGAACACAGTACTCTGCTAGTAACGATTCTGGTATATCGGCTGGGTCAATCCCTGCTGATATAGATCGCTTAGAGAAGGACTGCTTACCTGCGAGCCCATACCT